CAATATCAAATTCGCACTACGTCACAGAGCCACGCAATACAACGCCATACTACGCAATCCGGCTAAAGGCATCGTCTGGCAAAGCGTGGACGGCAACGGTAGCGGGTGACAGTGAGAATGCCATTTCCATCACAGGTAAATGGGCATATAGCACAAGCGCACCTAGCGACATTGCGCACGTATGCAAGCGGCTAGCAGCCTACATCTATCGGCAGAAAGATAATGCGGGTGACCTAGACAGAGCAGTGATTGCAGGCAATAGCACAATTCTACCAGCGCAGATACCGAGCGACATTCGGCTGATGCTAGCGCCATACAAGAGGTTGAGCCGATGACATATACATCGTTTGTCAATGCGCTATCTGCGATCACGGTAGCAGGCGTAAAGCGGCAGTACACAGCACCACCGAGCCAGCTATCTAGCGCAGATTTGCCAGCAATGCATCCACAATTACCGGAGCATACGCAGGATGTTATCAGCATTGCAAGCAACACCGGATTGTTTACGGCGGCGTGTGAGTTGGCAATTGTCATCAAGGCGAATCAGCAAGGCACGGCGGCGGCTAACTTTGCTGAGTGTCTGACGATGTTGGACGCACTGAATAGCGCACTGATAGACAGCACAAGCGCACTAAATATCGATAGGTGGTCAATGCGTCAGGATGGCGTCACGTATGGCGATACGGCGTATTGGACTATCGTGGCGAGAGTAGAGGCGAGTGAATAAATGGCAATTAAGGCAACACAGACACGCTTAGTTATTGGTAGCAGTACCGAGGCGTGGGACTTTTCAGGCGTCTCGAACTCGCTAGATGTTTCATTGTCTGGTGAGAAAATCGAGAATACACGGTTTCAGGATACGGCGAAAACCTACACCACTGGCGACGCTAGCGGGACAATTGCGCAGAATGGCTACTTTGACGACACGAGTACAGGCAGCTTTGAGCAGGAGATAGCCGAAAGCATTATCAACGGTGAAACGCTGTATGTCGGCGCAATCTTTGGCACGAATCAATCTGTACCAGTGGCATACGTTGCACCAGCCACCAACACAGAGTCAATGGCTATCAATTCGCCAGTGAGCGGGTTAGTTACCGTAAATGGCTCGTGGTTCGATGGCACTGGCATCAAACGTGGCTTGCAGGTGTATCGAGGAACGATTAGCGCAACGGGTACAACTACGTATATCGATACGGGCGCTGTAGGTTCGGCTGGTGGCTATGCGTGGATATGGATTACCACAGTGACAGGCACAGCCACAAACGCAACTATCCTGATTCAGTCGGACGATAACACGGGGTTTGCCACACCAGCGACGGAGGCGACATTCACGTTTAGCGGAAAGAAGGCAAATGAGCAAGCACTGTCAGGAACGATTGACAGATACCTGAGATTAAGCACAACGTCGATGGGTGGCGCAACAAATTTCACAGTATGCGTGGTTGCCGCAGTCAGCGGCGTAACCTACGCAGTAGCATAAGGGGTTTTGGAACATGGCAATTAAAGCGAATGGAAACGTAGTTGTTACGTATAACTCAGTCAACATCACAGCCTATTGTGATCAGGCTGACTTGTCGGCGGCAGTGGAACGTCTGGATACAACCAATCTGGCATCTACCGCAAAAGAGAGTACCGCAGGCGATACCGAGTGGACAATTGCAATTGGCGGACAGTGGGCAACCGCACTTGATACAGCACTTGCACCCGACGCTGTTACACCAGGCACGGCACGCACTGCCAGCCTTGCATTAGATGGCGGCGCTCAGACTGTCACCTACACATGGACAAGCAAAGCTGAAATTCAGGATTACAGCGTCAATTCGGCAACGGGCGACTTCATCAAGTGGAGCGGTACGCTGGCTCTGTCGGGTGCTCCTACACGTGCAGTTGCATAAGGATAGCGAATGGCGAATATCAAATTTGATTGTAGTTTGGACGGTTTTACAGACAACTGGATTGAAGTGTCAGAACGTTGGACAAATGCCGAGGCGAAAGCACTTGACGCTGCAATGGATGGCGGCTGGGCTACTTACATTGCATTGTTGAAGAAGAAAGTAACACGATGCCGCCTTGTGGCTGGCGACATGGTGATTGAGGACTTCAACGATGTCACTGAGGAAGTAATCGACGCTATGGATTTAGTGTTAGTTGGCTTTGTCGGCGGCATCCTACAGCAAGCCGTGATGAGGTTGAAGAGCTTGGGAAACGTGAGCGCACGAGTATCATCGCCACAAGCCGCTGGCAAGAATTAGATAGTGATACTCGTGCAAAAATCCTAGAAAAGCTTCCAACGTTGGATGATGAGATACCAGACAGTGAAGGAGAAGCAACGCCGACACTGTCTGATTCCCTGCTAGATTCATGGCTATTGCAGCATTTTACAGGCAGATTCCTTGACGAGATTGACACCGAGATGGACATTTTCCGATTCTTGAGAGCATTACAGGCAAGAGGAATCGAACGGACAGAACAGACACGCAGAGAGCATATCAAAGGCAAAATCAAGCCGGACGCAATCTCTAGCGAAGAGTGGAAGCAGATTCGAGAGCACGACGCAAAAATCGAGAGCTTACTAGATGGCTGATAGCAAAGTTGGGATTTTAATTGAGGCGAAAGACAACGCCTCATCCACAATTAAAGGTGTCAAGTCAGAGTTGAGCGGACTTGGTAAAAGTACTGGTGAAGTCGAGGGACTTTCCGGTGCTTTTGCGTCTCTTAGTTCAGCCGCAGGTATTGCAGCCGCAGCCTTTGCAGCCATTGAAGTTGGTAAGCAAGTCGTCGAGCTTGCGCAGTATTCCGCACAGGTACAGCGGCTAGCAGCTAGCTATGGCGTTCTCACGCAACAAGCCAACATCAACGGCGATGCTTTGTTGTCGGCAATGCAAAAGGCGAGTAGTGGAACCATTTCCAATTCTGATTTGATGCTGACTGCCAACCGTGCTCTCGCATTAGGCGTGGCAGACAGTGCCGAGGAAATCAGCCGATTGATGGAGGTGGCAACCGCTAGAGGCAAAGCGCTTGGACTTTCGTCAACGCAGGCATTTAGCGATTTGGTGACAGGCATCGGGCGTATGTCGCCATTAATTCTGGATAACCTCGGTATCATGGTAGATGCCGACAGAACGTTCAAGGAGTATGCCGAGTCTGTTGGAAAAACTGCCAGTGCTTTAACGGACACTGAGCGCAAACAAGCATTACTCAACCGTGTCATTTCAGAGAGCAAGAGCTTAGTAGAAGAAAACGCTAGAGCGGGCAATGATGCGGCTAGTAGTTTCGAGCGTGCATCGGCGGCGTTTGACAATATCAAGGCAGATTTAGGCGCATTGTTTGGGCCAGCCATCGCAGCGTTTGCCGACCAGATAGCAATGGCGGTTGATGGCGTTTCGGATGCGCTGACTACAGATAGTAGCGAGAAGCTTCAGGAAGTGCAGGGACAGGTATCAAAACTTTCTGAGTTGATGAATGCCTACAATGCCGCAATCACCAGAATGCAGGACACCAGTATTGCGGGTGACGGCGCTGGCATGAAAAAAGCGGCGGCTGAAGCGCAAGGCTTAATGTTGAGCATGGAAGGGCTTGCGTTGGCATACAACAAAGTTGCAGCCGAGGCAAGCAAGCCGCAGATTGACATTAATCAGTTACACACAGGCACGATTGCCTACACTGACGCATCGATGGCGGCGCAACAGTTGGCGGCTAGTGGCGGTGCGGTTGTTGCTAGTTCAGTCAATCAGCAATCGGCACTAGCGAATCTAGGCGGTTCACTGGCTGTATTGTCTGGCGAGTATCAGCGTGTCATTGCGTTGCAAAATGCCTTTGCTGGACAGCAAGCCGGACTCGCATCTATTGCCGGACAGGTTATCGGCGCAGCGGGGCAAGAAGAAGGTTTAAAGTTTTTACGCCAACAAACCGTTGCACTTAGCGATCAACAGAAGGCTTGGCAGGATGCTGGCTATAGTGTTGCTGAAGTCAACGCCTTGTCTATCGCCTACAACGATAGCCTACGCAAGACAACCGAGACGACATATGGTTACGGTGCTGCTGCGGTCAAGGTGAATCGAGCGGCGGCGTCGGCTGTAAAAGCGGTCAACGCTGAGTATGAAGACCTAAAAAACAAAGTTTCTGGCGTGCTTTCCGGTGCATTATCCGACGTTGGTGGAGTGGATGTAGACAGTATTTTGCCACGACAAGACAGCGTAAGCGAGGATGCTAGACGGCTTGCGGACGTGGCGGTAAACGGCTTTGCGTCACCGTGGGCTGACTACTTATCCAATAAATTTCCCGACACCATCGGCGCAGCTTTTAGCAGTGGCGGCGACATTAAGCAAACCGCAGCGCAACTCCTGAAGGACTTTCAGGATGGTTTGCG